TACCTCCTGGAAGAGAATAACCACGGAGACACGGAGTACACGGAGAAAAGAGTGTGGTGAAAAGAGAGAGAAAATTACTTTTCTTTTCTTCTCTATCATTAATCTACTCTGTGATCTCCGTGTCTCCGTGGTGAATCTCCTCTTACTTTTGCCCCTCGATCGCCACGCCCAGGATGTACGCCCCCAGCACGTACATCAGGTTGCTCACCTGCGCCTCGTCCAGCGGGAAGTTGGGGTCAAAGCCCTGGATGATCACAAAGGCCAGCCCCACCAGCGCCGCCCAGAACTTGCGCGACGTCACCAGCGTTTTCCATTTCGATTCCATCGTTTCCTCCTAAGAAATGATTCACCACGGAGACACGGAGTTCACGGAGAAGAAAAATTAGAGGAGAAGACACAAGCTATGAAGGTTAGCCTGCCCTGGAATGGTTGAGGACGATGAAAAATTGTCCTTGGAGGGTAAACGCTTGCCCCGAAACCCAACAATCTCAGGCGTTGGGTTTCGCCAGATGCGTGATGGCAGCATGAGCTTCCTTTAACAGTGGTGTGTGAAAGCGGCTCAACCCAACCTACTCCTGACTCAATCCATTTCTTAAGAATCGCTATCTTCTCCTCTTTTTCTAATTCCTCTCCGTGTTCTCCGTGTCTCCGTGGTTAAATTTGCTTACGATGCCACGTTGGCCTTGTACAGCGGACGGTGGTCGGCCACGAACACGCTCACCCAGTGGCGCACCTTCATGCGCAGCTCGTCATTGGTGAACAGCGCCCCGTTGCGCTCATTGTCGGCGATGAAAATCTCCGGCATCAACCCGAAGCGCTCGCCCAGGATGATGCCCGGCGCCAGGCGCGGATCGGCCACCGCGGCCCAGTCGTTGGCGTCGGTGAACTCGGGCACGGTGATCACGTCGCCCAGCTCGCCGCGCTGCAGGTTCTCCGAGAAGATCTGCGCCTGGCGTTCCCAGTTGGGATACAGGATCTGCATGCCGGTCAGGCGCAGGTCGCGCGGCACCAGCAGGTAGCGCGCGTCCAGCGCCAGCCGGGGAGCCGTGCCGCCCGCCGCCACCAGCATGGGCTGGTTGTACACCGCCTTGCTGGCCGCCTCCCAGCTCGAAGATGAGAGCGCTGCCGTGCCCAGGTTGGCGTGATGCGCCGCGTCGAAGACCGGGTAGCCGTCGGTCATGCTCGGCCCGGCGCCCGCGGCGGTGGTGAACACCGAGGCCACCAGCGCCGAAATGCGCCGCAGCGCGGCCGAGGCCAGTTTACGCGGGTACTGGCGCAGGCGGTGGGTCTCGTCGCGCTCGAACATCTCCAGCGTCAGGCCGATGTAGCCGCCGTACTTGGTCCACGAGCCGGTCTCGGACGAGTCGCTGATGGGCAGCTCGGTGTAGGCCTCGCCCTCGCCCACGTCGGGCAGCACGGTCACCTCGCCCACCAGCACGCCGGTGATGGCCTGCAGGCTGGAGAAATGCTCCACGCTGACCACCGGCTCCCACCAGCGGTAGCCCGAGCGGCCCAGCTCCTGCCAGTGCAGCACAATCAGCTTGTTGAGCGCATTCATCAGCACGCCGGGCAGGTCGGCGCTGGTGGCCAGTTGCGCGCGTTCGGGGTCGCGCGCGCCGGCGAAGTTGTAGTCGCCGGTGAGCTGGGTGTAGAACTCGCGGATGCCGCTCAGGCGCGGGGCGCGCAGGCGTTCCAGGCCCGCCGGGCGCGGCGCGCCCAGCAGCTCGTGCAGCGCGGCGGTGACGCGGTCGCGCTCGTCGAACATTTCGGTGACCTGACCCGCGGCGGGTACCGGTCCCTGCACGGCCAGACCGCCGGTCAGCTCGCTCACCAGGCGGCGGGCGTCTTCCACGGCGCCGTTCAGCTCCGCGGGGGTGAAGCTGCGCCCGCTGAACTGCCTGCGCACCTGCTCGGCGGCCGGTTTGGGCAGCCGGGAGGCCGCCAGGGCCGTCTCCAGCAGGCTGGCGCGCAGGGCGCTCTCGTTTGAATCACTTTCGGTTGCTTGCATGGGTTCCTCCTGAGTTTGGGTTTGGTTGAGCGCCCGCAGAAAGGCTCCGCCGCGGGCGGGATTGAACACCAGGTCGAGCGACAGCACGCGCAGGATGCCGGTGACCTGTTTTCCGCGCGCGCTGAACAGCAGATCGGCCGAAAAGCCCAGCCGCGGGCGCGGTTCGGGCGCTTCGAGCCACTCGCGCCCCAGCGATTCGAGCAGCGCGCCGCTGGGACCGGCCGGTTGCAGCCGCAGGCGCACACCGTTGGCGGCCGGGTCGTAGCGCGGCGCCGAGCACACCCCGGCCAGGTCGCGCAGCGAGCGGCGCGCCGAAGCACCCGGCGTGTGGTCGATGAAGGTCTCCACGCCGTCCCACAGCGGCAGCGAGCTTTGCAACACATCCGCGCCGAACTGCCAGCCGTTGCCCTCGCCCGCGCTGATCGCCAGGATCTCGAAGCCGCCGGGACCGTCCGGGGCCAGTTCCACCGCCAGCCGGGTGCGATGTTTTTCGATAAGCTGTTTTTCTACGGTCATCATTGGTCCTTTCTAAATAGGAATGATCACCACGGAGACACGGAGTACACGGAGAAGAATAATTAAGAGAGAAGAGAAATGCTTGAAGGGCGCGAACCTGACCATTTTTTTTGGAAGGTAAGAGTTGGTTAGTAATTTCCAACGGATAACCTCATCTGATAATTCTTTCCAAAAATGGTTTTCTCCGTGAACTCCTTGTCGCCTGCACCCGAAGGGTGCCGTGGTGAAATTTCTACTCCACGCCCTTCACCTCGCCGCTGAGCGGGTCCACCTTCACGCCGGCGGGCCGGCCCTGGATGGGCCGGATGCGCGCGTGCGGCTTAGGCCGGGCGCGCTTGAGCAATTCGGCCACATCCGCGCTCTCCCCGGCGAAGCGGTAGCTCAGGCGCAGCAGCTCGCCCGCGTCGATCAGCCCGCGCTCGTAGAGCTGCAAAAAGGCCCCGGTGACGGTTGAGCAGGCCACCGCCAGCGCGGCGTTGTCGCGCGCCGAAAGGTCGGCCGCGCGCACCTCCAGCGGCGCTTCGCCGTCCAACCCGGGCTGCATGCTCGCCCGCCGCCGCAGCGCGATGCGCGCCAGGTCGCCCACCAGCCAGCGGAACAGCTCCTGGCGCTGCTCGAAGTGCCGGAAGGTCGGCCCGCCGGCCGACTCGGCCGTGGTGCGCGTCGATGATTCGGGCTCGGCCAGAAAGTGCAGCGGCAGCCCGGCGCCCGCCGCGATCATCTTCTTCAGCGCCAGGCCGTCGTTGGCGGCGTCGTCCGCCTCCAGGCGCGGCGAAAGCGTTTCCCAGCTCTCGCTCTCATCGGTCACCAGGAAGGAACCCGGTGTGGGCGGGCTGGCAGCCAGCATCTGCTGCCGGGCGCGGCGGTCGGCTTCACCCGCGAAGCGCGCCTTGACCACGTACACAAAGCTGGTGCGGAAGCGGTTCAGCCGGGCGCGGTCCTCCAGCCAGGCCGAGTAGCGCGCCAGCCAGCGCAGCAGCGGGGCCAGGTCGCTCTCGCCGCGCAGCGCGCCCACCGGGCGGTTGGCGGCGTAATGCACCATCACCGCCGCGTCCGGCGCGTCGCTCAGCGGGTCGTAAGCCGGCCAACGCTTCGCCTCGCCCCACTCGCCGCCCTCCAGCTCGAAGGCGGTCTCCTGCTGCAGGTCGTTGGCGGCGGTGTGAATGGCGCGCACCGACAGGGCCGGCACCGCGCGCAGGTAGGTCATGCCGGCCGCGTCGCTGGAGAGCAGGAAGAACAGCTCGCCGGCGCGGGTGAGCTCGTCGCACCACTCGAACACGCGCAGCGGCGCCTGGTTGAGCGGGTGCCGCCACCATTCCTGCAGAAAGGCGTGCGCGGCCGGGTCAGGCGAGTGCAGCGACAGCCCGCCGCCCACCACGTACTGGCTGGTCAGCTCGACGATGCGCCGCGCCAGCGGATTGCTCCGCCAGGCCTCCAGCGACTGGCGCAGCAGCTCGGCGCGGTCCCCGGTCTCGCGGTCGCGCCGTTCCGGCGGCGCCCCGCCCTCGTAGAAGGCCGGCTCGATGACCGTGGTCTGGAAGCGGCCGCGGATGGCGGTGCGGAGGCGTGAAAAGAAAGGTTGTTTTGGCATGTAGACTCCAATTTTGGGTATTCGGTATGCGGTATTCGGTATGCGGTATTCGGTATGCGGTATTCGGTATGCGGTATTCGGTATG